GGCGGATACCCCGCAAGCTCGCAGGTCTGAGGAAGCTGTAGGATCTAAGCTGAACGAGATGCGTTCTATTGTTTCCCAGCTACCCGCACGGGAGAAGTATGTCACGGAGCTTGGCAATCTAGAGCGAGAGTTTGACGCAGAGCTGATGGCTGTGTCTAACGACAGCAGTCTGTCTACTAAAGACCGAGACGCGCAGCTCCAGAAGCTCCGCGATGACTACATCGCTAAGGTAGATGATGTTAGGAAGGGTCTGGAGCAGACTCAGAAAGATGCTACCGACAAGCTGCGTAAACGGGCCGTTGGTGAGCTAAACCTAGACAACGCAGCGGTAGCCGAGCTGGAAAGCCTGCTAGACCCCAATGCGGCTAACGCCATTCAGAAGCTGCACGACGACTACTTTAATCCGCCTCAATGGGTCATTAACCCACAAGCTGGTGCTGGAGGTGAGTTAACTGATTATTACTCTAAAGTCGGTCAGGCTCTTAGTAGTGCTATGGCCGATTTAGGGGCCACATCCAAAGCAGATGTTCCGGGGGAACTAAATAACGCTAGAAGTATTATTGAGGATACGATTAGCCCCGTCAAAACCGCAGCCTATCGCGAAGCAATCAAGCAAGGTTTAAACCGAGTCGATCAGCAAAAGTATGTCGCAAGTGCTGTAACGAAAGCCGTGCAAGATCAGGCTCTTCCGGCAATCGAGAAACTTGTGTCCCCGGACACCTACAACATCTTGGTGGCAAACCTAGCCTCGCCAAAGGTTGCCGCACAGTTAACCGCTACCAATACTTACCTAACTAAGGCGCAAACTGGGCGTAGCTGGAACGAATCGTACATGATGAAGTACGACAAGCCGTGGTCGCTTGGTCTTATGTATGACGAGACAGATGTGGAAGATCAGGCCATTGGCGGTATTCTTCCTATGGGCTTGGATAGGGATGCGTATAAAGAAGGTGTGGCTGAAACCTTTGGATTGGTACATCAGCATCAAATTGCGCTAAAGGGTGCTCAAAGCGTAGGTTCTTTGCGTAGAGCGCAAGAAGCCACCCAAACATTCAAAGCCTATCCGCAGTACTACCGCGAGCAGTTCCTAGACACCCAGTTTAAGGGCTGGCAGTACAAGAACCATGTGATGAATGATCCGGCCAAGGCTTCTGCCCTGATGGAGTCCGTTGTGCAGAACTTCGGGCTAACCACCAGCGAGGTCATCTCTGGCAAGGTTGTGTCCACAAACACCAATCTAAATGTAAATGGTGTCCGCCTACGGACGGACAACCTGAACCCAGCTTACACCCCATTCTTTATGGACATCCCCGGCAAGGGGCAGTATGAAGGTGTCCGTACTGGACTCCCCACCTTACAGGAGTTCTTTAAGCGTGCCAGCGACTTGCCAGAAGGAACTGAAGGTAACCTGTTAAAATCTACCCTGAACAAGTTGAACATCCCCGACACGCTTGAAAACCGTGAGATGTTCATCCGCGACCAGCTAACCGCACACTCCCGCTTCTACAACTGATATGCAAGACTTCACAAACGAACAAGATCCGTTCGACCAGCCGGACATGACCGAGCAGCCGAACATCTTCAGCTCTCCGTCGAACTGGTTCCGCACGGGTGGCTACGATTGGAAGCAGCGTGGCGGTGATGCGCTAGCTCGCCCCGAAGTCGAAGACGCTATGTCCGCAGGAGACATCTTTGAAGATGTTCTGATGGGCGTGCCTCGCGGCATCGAGGGCATGGTGCAGGGTATCTACGGTCTGGCCGATATGGCTAGCTTCGATATGCTGCCGGACTACAAGGATGAAGACCGCATTCTTGGTGTCTCTCGGCATTGGGCTGGCGGTCTTACCGAAGGTCTGACACAGTTCCTGATCCCGTTCAGCGCACTCGGCCTAGCTGGTAAGGCCGGAAAGCTGGGCAAGGCGGGTAAGTGGCTGGCTCGCGATACGCTGGTGTCTGAGGCCGCTCGTAGTGCGGTGATTGACTTTGCAGCGTTTGAGGGCAGCGATGGTCGCCTCTCCGACCTGCTGAAGGATACGCCCTACGCGAATGTGGTCAGCGATTACCTCAAGACGGAGATGGATGACTCCGACTTTGAAGGTCGCCTCAAGAACATGGTGGAGGGTGGCATCCTAGGCTTGCCGTTTGACGCAGCTACGCGAATGCTGTTCGGCGGGGCCAAGATGACCAAGGCGTACAAGAAGATGCGAGATGCTGGCGCATCACCTTCTGAAGCTGCGTTCAAGGCATCCAACCTTCTTGAGGAGGAAATCGATTCCTTCATCGACCGTCAGATCAACATTGCTGCCGAGAAGGACAGAGCGGCTTCTGGCCTGTCTATTGATGCGGCCAGCGATGTGGACACCTTCAACATTGATGAGGTTGTCGGCGCATACAAGTCCACCATCTCTGATGCCCTAGCTAGGGACGGCATCGAAACACGCTTTGTGGATTCGCCGGGAACCGATACGGTTGTCATGGAGCTGTACCGCGATGGTCAGTTCTTGGGTAAGGCTGTCCGCAGCCTCGCTGCTAAGGCCGAAGCTACCGCCGAAGAAGCTGCCAAGCTGGGATCGCCTACTAAGCGTCCGCAGCTTATGCTCAAGGGTCTCAAGCTGGAGGGCGGAACCAAGGCTCTCCGCAAGATCTACGCAGCAGAGAAACAGTTTGCCGAGTCGCTGGACATCAATGTCCGTTCGCGCATCGGTAACGAGACCACAACCTCGGTCTTCAAGGATACCTACCCCGGCTGGCGTAAGGATCTGAAAGACATGACCTTCGTCTGGGACATGGCTATTAACAAGCCTGAGCCGATGAAGCAGATCAACAGCGTGGATCCGCTGCGGAATCAGCTCAAAAAGCTGGCTAATACTGAACAGGCCAGCCGTCAGGATGTCGGCACTCAGTCTCTGTTGTTCGGTACAGACCGCAACGCCTACGACCGTGTCATCTACAAGACGACCGTCAACAACCTGTTGGCGGACACCAAGATTGTAGATATGAACATGGATCAGCGGGACAAGGACATCTTGTTCACGCTGGTAACATCCATCGGTGAGCGGCACTTTGACGATGTCAAGGTGTACTTCCGCAAGAAGAGCTTTGGTAGTGAGGCGGACGGCTCCTACAACTACGCCACCAAGGCCGTAAGCATCTACGGCGTTGCCCTGCAAAGCGGCAAGGTTCGCAGCACCCTGATGCACGAGCTGTTCCACTCGCTAGAGCGCAAGCTCCAGCCGAAGATGGTCAAGCGTCTTCAGGATCAGTTCGTGCGTGAGCAGGCCGCACACCTGCGTACTAACCCCGATGCTAAGGCTCGCTTCCAGAACCTGCGCTCGGTAGACGGTAAGGTTCGCCGTCAGGCTCTGCAAGAGATCCTTGCCAACGACGAGTACCACCTCATTAGCCCCTCAGAGTGGTGGGCGCACCACGCTACGCTTAAAGCGTCCGCACGCATCGATAAGCTGATGACAATCAAGGACGGCGGTGTCCGCGCCTTGCTTGCTCAGGCCCAGCTTATGTGGTCTGACTTCTCCGCGCTGTTTGCCTACAAGTTCGGCAAGAACGCGCTAGATCACCAGATCAACCAGTTCATGAAGGGGCGTATCGACAACGCCAATTCAACGGTTACGCGCCTGTCTTCGCTGGGCGATGTGTCGTCTACTACGGCTTACTCGTACACGATCCCCGACTTTAGCGACGAGTTCGTCGAGAAGGTCAACGATATGGTCGAGCTTGCTGGGGCTTCAGGTAAGTCCGGCAAGGACATCAACCTGCCATACGACACCTCCATGAACGGGTTTGACGAGGCTCTCCGAAAGACTCGCCAACACCCCACCATTGGTAGTGGCCCCAATGCTGTCGATGTTGTTGTCGATGCTGACGCACCGGGCGGTAGCGTCTTGCTGGCTCTTGTGCGCTACTCCGCAACCAAGCCCGGATCTAAGTCTAGAGAACGCATTGTTGAGTTCTTGAAGGCCGCTGGTGTGGAAGTCTCTGACGATGCCGTCAAGGAGGCTATCGAGAAGCTCAAAGAGGTGTCCGCTAAGAAGACAGATGAACTTCGCGAGCTGCTAATCACCACCAGCGAGAAGAGCAAGCAAAGCACGACAAGCCTAGAAGCGGCTGCTGAGGGAAGTACGGGCAGTAAAGTTAAACGCCCATCTAGCGAGTTCTTAGAGCTAGACCGTGACATCGATTCCAACACATCTATCGATGACTTGGAGAAGGCGTACCAAAAGGCTGTAATCCGCCTACAAACCAGCGGTGTTGAGTCCGCTACTGAAACGCTTACTAAAGTTGCAAAGCAGTATGGCTTGTCGCAGGACGACCTCAAGACGGTAGCTACCCGTGTGCGCGAGTTCAAAGCGCAGATGGACGAGCTTGGGGTTGCTAAGAACAAGAACCAGACCGATGCTCAGGTGCTGGCCGATAAGCGTGCATTTAGCCTGTCGGGTGCGAACATCCGCTTCAACGCTAAGGACATTGAGCTGGTAGTCAGCAAGCTCAAGACCGCTCAACCCACCAAGCTCAAGCGTGCAAACAAGGTCACGGCTACCCGCAGGAAGCGTAGCGATCCTACCGTCCTAGCTGAGAACCGCGCTGCAACTGCCCGTGCTCGTGCTGAAGCCGCACTTGAAGGCGTGCAAGCTGGTACGGTATCGCAGAAGGAAGCGGATCGTCTAACCCTAGAAGCTCGCGAACGGCAGCGTATCGCAGATAAGGCCAAAGAGGCTTCTGGTGCTACTACTGCTGAGGTTGACGAGCCTACAGAAATCGACTTTGAAGCTGTAGACCGCCACGGCGAAAACATCGCTATGGCTGTGGAAGCGTTGATCGACGGCAATGTGGACATGGTCAAAGCCTTTATCGACGACTTCGGTAAAGAGTATGTCGAGGCCATCAGCTCCAAGTTTGAAGAGTTTGTGATGCGCCTCCGCCAGTCAGGGGCGACCAGCTCGCGGACATTGGGTAAGGATGCGCGGCGGATGCTGCTGCGTGAACTGAACGATGGCAAGCACTACGACCTAGTGAGTGCGTTGGAGCAGATGCAGGCTGGTAAGACTTCGGATGCTCTACCCGCAGACGAAGCAGCTAGTGTTGCAGGTACAAGGGTCGAAGAGCCGACCACGGCGGCAGCAGAACCTGCACCCGAACCCGGCCTGCTGGATGATGTAGCCGAAGCGGCTGAAGAAGTAGAGGTTTCGACACCTCCGCCTACACGCTCTCAGTTCCCGTCCACCGCCCCTGTCGAGCCGGATGCGGATATGGTCACCAATCCGGCAGAGGCTCGTGCTGCTGAAGCGGAGCGTACTGCCCGTAGTGTTGTCGAAGACACATCGATGAGCCTCTCGGATCTCTGGAAGGAGATGCGTAGCGAGGCTTCGCTGTTTGGTGTCGATGACAAGAGGCTGGCTAACGACTTTGCCGAGCAAGCTGTCGAGCTGCTAGCTGAGGCTGGGCACACCGTCACAAGCAAGCAGATCAAGTCTCTGCTGAAGACGGAGGCTTGGAAGTCTGGCGATGTCAACGATATTGCTAACGAGCTGGAGTCGCTGATTGCCCCGAGTAACATCGATGCCACGGATGTAGCGGCAGCACCTACAGAGTCGTCTGCCTCCATCCCGACTCCGCCATCTGGGGATATTACTGTTCCCCCGACTGCTCCGCCTACAACTCCCCCGAGTGGTGGTGCTGGCGGTGCTACTCCTCCGCCTACGCCTCCTGCTCCTCCCAGCGGTGGTGCTGGTGGTACGCCTCCTCCGCCTACTCCCCCGAGTGGCGGTGCGGGTGCTACTCCGCCCCCGACTCCGCCGCCTAGCGGCCCTGTGCTGACACCTGATGGTCGTCGTCGCCGCTTGCCGGAAGAGATCGGTCAGAGCAATACTCCGCTGACGGGCGAGGATGCTGATGACTTGATCTACTGGTTCGAGAACCATCCCGGAACCGTTGCTGGAATCACCCCCCGCACCCTTAACGCCGATGAAGCTCTGCAAGAGTGGCTGCTAACTCGCCGCGCTGCGCTGAACTTCTCCGTCCTTGGTGTGGATCGCCGCGAGGGTAGCTTCCTGCGCGTCATCGAACGCTATGTGATTGGCCGTGACCTAGCTCGTCGTGGCATCAACAGCGTGCAGGACTACAGCCTGCGCCAGATGGAAGAAGACGGCCTGCGTGCGCTTGCCGATGCGTCTGGCATGACTGTGTTCGAGATGGCCCGTCACCTTAAGGGCCGCGCTCGCGATGTCGCCAGCCTCCGTGGTGAGCTGTGGCAGGCTCGCTTCATGATGCTCAAGCTGAACGATGAGGTCATGACCGACCTGACATCGTTGGTGCGTAAGCAAGCTGCCGATCCGAACAGCGTGTCGTCTGCCGAAATGCTGACCGCAGCTATCAAGATTGCCGCCCTTGGTGACTTGGTTGGTGCAGTCAAGAGTGTTGGCTCTGAGGCCGGACGCTTGCTGCACTCGCTGCGTGCTGACATCAGTCGCGATCTGATGCCAGAGTACCGCCCCACACTTGGTAGCCCCGATGCGGCCCCCGCTGGTCAGCCTGTGGCTGCTGGCGTTGGAGCTGGTGTTGGTGGAACTGGTGCGGCTACGGCAGGAACTCCGTCTGCGCCGATCTCGCAAGTCAGCGATGAGCTGCAACAGGCTGTGTCGCAGATCCAGCAGCTCAATACTGAGCTTGCAGATGCCAATACTCGCCTAGCCGCAGCAACTGCCAGCAACAGCGCAGAAGTGTCTGCTTTGCAAGCGCAAGTCGATGCCCTGCGTACTCGCGTTAACCGTCTGCAAGCGGTGCGTGGTGGCCTCCAGCGTCGATTGGATGCGCTCAACGCAACCGCTCCCAGCACGGCTACGCCTCCCGTCACGCCGACTGTGGTTCCGCCCACCTCTACGGCTGTTCCCCCGCCCCCGGCTACGGCCCCGCATGGCGTGTCTACGGCGACTTTGGACGCTGTCCGTACTCTGCAAACGATGTACGGTGAGGCCCGTCTGGACGAAATGCTTCAGCGTATGGGTGGCCGTCAGGCTGTCCTGTTGTCGATGGAGCGTCTCCAGCAGCTTCTGGACATCCAAGTGCGTGAAGGTGGCGATGTCACAGGCCGTGTAAGCCGCATCATCTCCCGCGCTTCGCGTGACTTCAACACGCTGGGCTTCTGGGATTTCCACAACGAGTGGTGGATGAACTCGCTCGTGTCTTCGTCAACCACATGGGCTGGCGTGCAGTTCCTAGGTAACGCCCTGACCACCATGACTATTCCGCTGGAGCGTATGCTTGGCGGTATGGTTACGGGTAACGCCCGTTCTATCCGCAGCGGCCTCAACGCCTACATCGGTATGGCTACTGGTCTGCTGGACGGTCTGGGTGTGATGAGCCGTGCGTTTGCTGAAGGCCGTCCGATTGGTACGAACATGGGTATGGAGCGGACTCGCCAACAGGCGTTCACCCGCGACAACATCCCCCTGTCCAACATGATGGCCCGTGGTGCTGGTAATGTGGCTGGCCCCCAAGCACAGCGTGCTGCCGAAGTGTCCTTCGACTTTATGGGTGGCCTTGTGCGCCTCCCCATGCGCTTGATCTTGACGGGCGACGAGTTGTTCAAGCAGCTCAACTACCGTGGTCACCTGCGTGCCAATGTCCTCGACAACTTGGATGCAACTGGTGTGGTTGGCCCCGAGCGTGCTGCCCGTATGCAACAGGCTATGGATCTTGCCATCGTCAACGGCGAGTTCGTGTCGAACCAGCGTCTGATCCGTGAAGGTCAGGAACGCGCTCGTACTGTCCTTGGCCCCCATGCCACCGCAGATGAGCTGCTGGACTACGCACAAAACTACCGTGACGAGTACTGGCGCAACAGCGGTACGGTCGCTACAAACTTCCGTGAAGCATCTCAGCGTGCCCGTAACACGGCACTTGAGGCTACGCTGCAAGCAGACCCTCGCTATGACTGGCAGCGTACTGTGATCAACGCAGTAACTCGCCACCCCGCTATGCGAGTGTTCTTGCCGTTCGTTAGCACGCCTATCAACGCGCTGATCTATGCGGTGGATCGTAACCCTGTTACCCCGCTCATGGACTTCGTCAAGCTGGGCTTTGGCAACCGTGCAGCCACGCGCATGGATCGCATGGGTGCTCCGGCATTCGTTAGTCGCTCTCTGCGCGAACAGGAATCTCGCTTCCTACGCGAGCTGTCTAGCGAAGATCCGACCGTGCGTGCAGACGCTGCTGGACGCGCCCTGTTCGGTACTGCGGTACTGGGTATGGCGTGGTCGATGGCAGCTAGCGGCAACTTGACTGGCCGTGGCCCCAAGAACCCCGACGAGTCCAAGACATGGCGTAACGCTGGCTTCCAACCGTACAGCTTCAAGAGTCCTGTCACCAACGAATGGATCAGCTTCAACCGAGTTGACCCGTTCAGCTCCATGCTGGGATTCATTGCCGACAGCACTATGGCGGTTCAGTACCTCCACGCTGACCGCGATGGCCTCCAGCTTGGCGAGGAGATCTGGGCCTCGGCGTTCTACGCCATCACCAACCAGCTCACTCAGAAGAGCTACCTGCAAGGCATCAAGTCCTTCGTCGAGATCTTTGGCGATGAGTCCGGCCACAAGGGTGCAGAGTGGGCCAAGCGTTACGGTGCATCGCTGGTTCCGTACCAAGGTATGCGCCGCACGGTGACTGACCTGTCGGACGAGTATGTCCGTAACCCGAATGATGGCGAGATGCTTGATGGTCTTATCAACCATGTGTGGGCATCGACTCCGGGATTGTCGGAAGAACTGCCGCCGATGCGTGATGCGTTCGGTCTGCCAGTCAAGAAGGCTGATAAACTCGGCCCCGACCTGTTCTCGCCCATCTCCGTCAAGGAACGCTCGACAAATGCGCTGGATCGCGAGCTGATCTCTCTGGGTGAAGCTCTCAAACCGCCGAGCTACACGGTTGAAGGGCTTGACCTGCGTAACATCAAGACGGGCCGTGGAGCTAACGCTTACGACCGTTACCAAGAACTGGCTGGTCAGGTTGTGATCAACAACAAGACTGTACGCCAAGCTGCTGAAGCGTTAATTCAAACTGAACGCTATCAGCGTATGACCCCCATCGGTACGGACTTGGTCGATAGCCCCCGCATCTACGCTATGCGTGCTGTTCTGGCTAAGTACCGTGCCCGTGCATGGCAAATGCTGGTCAATGAGTCGCCTGAACTCAAGCAAGTGCGTAACGAGCTGCGCTTGATGAAGCGTGACGCAAAGATGGGCATCGCTCCGTCCGTATTGGACACCCAAGACTAATTCCTAATGAACACTAACGAGAAAATCGACGCTAACCTAGTAGAAGTCCTAGTCGCCATCGGTCGCATCGAAGGCAAGATCGAGACTATGAGCGACAAACAGACCCAAGTGGCCGAGCGTATTACTAAGCTAGAAACCCGTATCGTCGAGCTAGAGATGTCCCGAGCGTGGTTCTTGGGATGGGCCGCTGCCGTGGCTACGGTAGCATCAATCGTAGCGAGGTATCTATTTCCATGACCGACCTAAGTGAAACATTCGCAACCTTGCACCAAGCCCTAGCCGAAGACCTCCTAGCTCGCATCCGCAGCGGTCAGGCTACAGCGGCTGAACTCAATGTGGCCCGACAGATGCTGAAAGACAACGGCATCGAGGCTGTCCCAGTCAAAGACAGCGGCCTCGAAGGGCTAGCCAAGATTCTCCCATTCGATGACACGCAAAAGTACGGCACTTGATCTTAGTGACTTCAGGAACTTCGTGTTCCTCTGCTGGCGTGGGTTAGGTCTCCCTGACCCGACCCCAGTCCAGTACGACATTGCGTCTTACTTACATCACGGCCCAAAACGCTCCATTGTTCAAGCGTATCGTGGTGTAGGCAAGTCGTGGATTACCTCGGCTTATGTGCTGTGGTGGCTCTACCATCACCCTGCCGACAACATCCTCGTAGTATCGGCATCGAAGACTCGTGCTGACGACTTCACGACCTTTACCCTTCGTCTAATCAACGAGCTACCCTTCCTCAACCACCTTGCCCCACGGGGCGAGCAGCGCAACTCCAAAATCGCATTTGATGTCGGCCCTGCTCCTGCTTCTCATGCCCCGTCTGTTCGTTCAGTTGGTATTACTGGTCAGATCACGGGTAGCCGCGCCAATCTTGTCGTGGCTGACGACATCGAAGTAGCCAACAACTCGTGGACACCCGGTATGCGCGAGAAGCTGCTGGAGTCCATCAAGGAATTTGACGCAGTCCTCAAGCCCGGCGACAGCAGCAAGGTGTTGTTCCTCGGTACGCCCCAGTCTGCTGAGTCGATCTACTCTATCCTCCCAAGTCGGGGATATAATACTCGCATCTGGCCTGCTCGTATGCCTACGGTCAAGCAGCGCAAGGGCTATGCTGAAAAGCTGGCTCCGTTTATCGACGGACTCGGTCTGGACGAGGGCGACCCAATCGATCCTAAACGCTTTAGCGACCTAGACTTAGAAGAACGCGAGCTATCCTACGGACGCTCAGGATTCGCTCTCCAATTCCAGCTTGACACATCCATCAGCGATGCTGATCGCTACCCGCTCAAGCTGTCGGACTTAATCGTTGACGACCTTGACAATACTCACGGATTCGAGAAGCTGGTTTACGCTTCTGACAGAACACTAGAGTGGGACATCGAGACCCTCGGGTTTAGCGGCGACCGTTACTACCGCCCCATGTCCCGTGTCGGTCAGCCCACCAAGTATGACGGCATCGTCATGACTATCGACCCCAGCGGTCGTGGTAAAGACGAGCTGGGCTACTGTGTCATCGCCAAACTCTCCCACCAGTTCTTCGTCCTCGACGCTGACGGTGTCCGTGGTGGATACACCGAACAGAACCTCACACGACTAGCGCAAGTCGCTGCTAAATACAAGGTTACGGAGATCGTACACGAAGCGAACTACGGTGACGGTATGTGGGGTCAGCTCTTTGCCCCGATCCTCCGTAAGTACCACCCATGCACCCTGACCGAGGTCAAACATTCGTCGCAAAAAGAGCGGCGAATCATCGAGACCCTCGAACCAGTCATGAACCAGCACCGCCTGATCTTCGACCGCAAGCTGATCGAGCGTGACCTAGCCTTCGTCCGTAACGACACCAGCGACATGGGTGTCGAACAACGCCTCAAGTACAGCCTCCTCTTCCAACTAGCCCACATCACGCTTGATCGTGGAAGCCTAGTCCACGACGACCGCTTAGACGCTCTATCGATGGCCGTCAACTACTGGGTCGAAAAGATCGGCGCATCCGTTGATGATGCTATGGCTGTCCGTAAGGCTGACCGTCTCCAAAAGGAGCTGGACACCTTCGTCGAGCACGCCATTGGTAGAAAGCCAACCCCCCAAGGCTGGATGGGATCGCTCCAGACGCGCTACAAGGGCCGCTGGTAAACGATAGCTGGTCTACAGGTCTCTACCTACCAGCCCACTAGCAGGATCGCTGTAATGCGTTCCTATTGCGTTGGCCCGTTTCTTAGTATCTATATGATTCACAGGATGAAGCAGGAGTCTGCTAACGCAGCCTCCGCTTGGCGACAAATCCTTTGAAAGTAGCAGCCGGAAAGAAAAATCAGAAATCTTGATCGAAGTTGGAAGAAGTTGGTAGTGAGGTTTGTTACCCTTCTCAGGCCGACGAGGGACGAGTCGTGCCTCCCCCCTCTAACCCCCCTTCTTCTTTTGAAGTAGAACAGAAGTAGAGCATATGGGTTTTCTAACTTGAGCATGAGGGATGTATTCATATCTGGATTGGGGACGGCGCGGAGCTGGCCTGCCAATATCAGAATGAATACAACTCATATCCGGCTAAGGTAGAAGCATGGCAAAGAAGCAGCAACAGAAGTGGTATCTTAAAACTCTTTACCTTGGTGTCCAGAGCATCGATGTCAAGGAGGTAGCCGAGCTGACAGACTGGGGACAGTACCGTGAACACCCCAAGCCGACCATCCTGATCAGTCCTCAAGACGAATCCATGCTGCCGACTACCCTCCTCCACGAGCTGCTCCATGCAGCCTCAGCAGCTTATGAACTAGAACTAGATGAGCGGCAGGTACGGGCTTTAGATCAGCTCATCCCGCTGCTTCTACGACAGAACCCTGAGCTAGCTCGTCGCTTGCTCGGTTAGAACTATACATCCCAACTAAAGAAACACCTCACCTATGCGCCCGTACCGAATCCGAAGTGCCCCTGAGGGGCAACAAATTACAACCTCCGACTCTGGCATGAGTGCCAAGTGTTCGGTGGCTACTGCAACCCCGTCTACATGGGTAGCTGGTGTTAACCAGATTGACATTACAGGAGACACGACTCTTCTGTCTCCCGTGACGCTGACCCCGCAAGACCTGTATGCGTGGCCTTTGATCCTTGAATGGGATGTGTACGGCTACATCGATGTAGACGCTACGGCTACTGCTGGCCGTCTGAACCAAGGTTTGTGGGCCGACAGCCTGACGAAAGAGTTTCCGACCTACATCCCGTTGACTGGTGGTATTGGTAGCGCAAGCTGGCCGACGACGACTGTGGCTAACAGGACTGCATTGACTGCACCTAACCTGCTGAACCACACAATGGCCTCAGCTTTGGTGACTGTGACCGCTAACAAGAAGGTCGCTTTCCATTCCAATATGCGAGTAGCGTTCGTCTCGGCGCAGATCGAAAACGAAGCTACTGGTGCTATGCAATGGCGGCAGATCACGACCAGCACCATCATGTGGAACAACAATGTTGGCGACTCCAACGCAGGTGCGGGTACTTTCCTTGCTGATGCGGCTGACACAACGACCACAGCAGCTAGCTCCAACTGTGTGGCAATGTCCGCTGTTGATTGCTCTAACGGCATCAAGATCGCTTATGCACTATCAACGCTGGGCTTTGCAGCCACAAGTCGCGTTGTTGTGGTTGGAGGCGTTGTTCGCACAATCCCCGAGGCCTCTTCTATCTACACCCTCTGATTCATGACTCAAATTAACTTCACCGTCTCTCCGACAAAAGACGCAATTGATGTGCGATGGGGTGGGGACTTTGAGTCTTCACGCTTCCATGTCAAGCTGCACCCTAACGGCTCTCGTACTGAAGCTAACCCATGCCTGATCTATGTGCATGGTGGTGGTGCTGCTCAGAACGATGGTCGTCTTCCGTTCATTGCCAACGGTAACGGCAATGCTGTGTTTGCGGCCCTGCAAGCGGCGACCAGCATGAAGGCTGTGTTGGTTGGCTTTACGGCCCAGCAGCACATCTTCCCGCTGAACGACTCGTCGTACCCGTACCGCCGAGTAGACCAGCTTGGTAACGCCCATACCCAAGGTATTGGTTGGACTCTGCCAAACGGCAACGAGTCGCTAGCTGCTGGTGCGTTGTTTGAGCAATTGAAGGTCTTCATCATGGTGCTCAAGAGCCGAGCTGCTGAATTCGGCATTGATCCCAAGAAGATCTTCTTGATGGGTTCTAGCTTTGGCGGCGTTCGCTGTATGTTGAGCCAGATTACTGGCCCCCTGTTCAGCGAAAACATGACACCTAACCTGCGTAACTACTACGGGTTGATGCCGGGTGTCGATTCGACCGTGGCTGGTATCATCAACCACTACGGTTGCCCTGACTTCCGCATGAACACGCCGATCATGGCGCGGTTCGACAAGGGCTTTGGCGTTAACACAACCAAGTCGATCAACGACCCGATCTTTACCCAGCGTTACACGGGCGTATTCACCCGTGCTCAGTTGGCTGCTCTGCCTGCGTACCATACTGAGCAGCTCTCGCTGCTGTGGTACTTGGAGCAGAACAAGAACCTCAAGTACCTGCCCCCTGTCTACCACCTGTACGAGTTTATTGGTCAAGAATACGCTCGTCGGTTTAAGTCTTCGACTGAAGCCAACACCGCAGTAACCATTGCTGCTGGTGGCTCTGGATTCAGCGCAGGCCAGACCATCTCGGTAGATGGTGGTGTCGGTGTTAAGGCCAAGATCTTGGTGACGGCTGTAAACGGATCCAACGCCGTGACCGCAGCAACCATGGCGGCGACTGCTGCTGATTGTGGTAGCTACATTAAGCTGCCCGGCCAGCAGACGCTCGCTTCCACGGGTGAGTTGCGTACTACCTTCGACAATGTGACCTGCACCTATAGTGCTGCAAACGGAGACACGGCGACTACTGGCGTTAACCTGCAAGTTAACCTCGGTGGTATCGGTGTTGTCCGCGACGAAGTGGACGCAACCAGTATGCACGGCGGCAATCTCTGGTGGGCTTCTGACCCGCATGACGATGTACTGATGCGTATGATTCAGTACACCGCAGCGGTCAACAACAGCAGCGTGTCGTTCCGCTACGCTTGCCCGATGGAAGCTCAGATGCTGGATGCTGCTACCTCAGCGCAGCCTGTGTGGACGGCGGATGTCGTCAACTGGATGCAAGAGATTGCGGCTGGACGCTCGGCTCCCACAGGGCCGCTTGAGTCCGCTTACTACGGCGACTACTACTACAGCGGTAGTGGCTCGTCGCGTCTTGTTCGTATGCCAACCAACTGGTACATCTAAGAAAGTGAGGTGGGCTGGGGGGTTGTGAGCCTCCCAGCTTTCCCATCGACTATGGCACTACCCCGCAACACGAACCAACCCGCTCTTGTATCGGCTGAGACACAGTTCTTAGGCGTACAAAACAACCACGAAACACGCATCGCAGTCTTGGAAGCGGAGGCTATTCCGCTCGATCTGCCGCTGAACTCGGTCATTGACCCGACCAACAGCCATATTGTGCTGCGATTTGACGACACTTTGTCGGGTCTCGCTGTTAACTACCTGACTGCTACCAACTCTGATACGGGAACGCCTGTAGTTGTGTCGGCTGACGGTACGGACACGGATATTGGTGTAGATATCCTTGCTAAAGGTCTTGGTTTAGTCCGAGCCAACGGTAGCCGTGTAGAGACCTACAGCAACAAGAACATTGCTGGCGGGTACGCAGGGCTAGATGGCTCTGCCAAGGTTGCACCCGCACAGCTTCCCGTGTTTACCAGCGTAGCTGCCGGAGTAGCCCCAGCCAGCGGAGGTGGTACAACTAACTTCCTACGCGCAGACGGTACATGGGCTGCTCCTAGCGGAGGCGGGGGTGGTTCTGGACTAGACCAACCAGCAGTTATGGCCCGTATGGCGTTTGGAGGCTTCTAACATGGCAATCACACTTGACGCTACGACCAAAGTACTTGAGCTAACGACCAGCAGCACAGCCAATATCGACTATGCGGTGTCGTATGTGGACATGACGACCAGCGCGTTCACGCCTGCTGACAGTCAGGGTACGATCAACACAGTCAGTACGACCGTGATTGTGGCAGCACCTGCTGCGTCTACCCAGCGAGGGATCAAGAGCATCTCGGTGTTCAACCGTCATGCGACTACGGCTAACACCGTGACGGTTAAAAAGGATGTCAGCGGTACTGAGTACTGCCTATTCAAGGCCGTGCTGTCTGCCGGAGAGTCCCTGCAATGGACTGACGGAGGCGAATGGTGCGTGTTTGACCCGAGCGGCGACAAGAAGGTCAACAACCCATCCAATGTCGGGGTGACTGGTAGGGTCATTGGGGTCAACAAGGTCGGTACAGCGACAGAGGGCACGGCGTGCTGGTATGCGTTCTGGAAGGACGCAGGCTTTAACGGTGCTTGGTCGCCCGGCACCCCCGGCATCAACGGTCGAGCTACAGACGGCATGACAGCAGCCGACAACGGTTGCCTACCGCTCTGGACACCGACTGGTCAGTTGTACATCACCGAGGCTGCGGCTGCTACGACGACCCTCTGCACGATCATGCTGGCGGACATCGTGTGGGTCAATACGGGCCTCGTGGTGACGACTACGACCGCTCAGGCTATTACGACCCCAACCTTCCCTGCGCGTGATCTAGACGGCAGCACAAACGGCGCAGGCTACATCATTGGTCTGGTGACCACCACGGCCAATACAAACGCCGCTGCGATTACCAACAGCACGGTGACCTACACCAACAGCGATGGTGTTGCAGGTAAGACGGCTACGCTGGCGGCTATTGCTGGCGACCAAATCCCTGCGACACCCGTGCTTGGCAATGTGGTCTGGTTCCAACTAGCGGCAGGCTGCAAAGGCGTCCAAAGCATCCAGTCAATTACCTTAGGCACAAGCTTGGTTGCTGGAACGGTGTCGCTGATCGTAGCTCGACCCCTCATGGTGGTGTCGGCTAGCCAAGTCAATGTGGCGTTGGTCAGCCAGTACTCGGATCCGGGCATCCGTCTGTACACGGGTAGCAACCTGCACTACTTCCTGAAGAACACCAGCTCCTCGGCTGTGACGCTGACGGGGCATATTGTGGTGACTGAGCGTTGACATGAGCCGTCTGTAGGCTATACTGGTTACCCCTCAACCCCGTGGTGCATTGTTGAGGGGGGCATGGCCCTCTGGTTAGCATGGTGCTAGCTAGGGGGTCATCTTTATCTCTGGATTGCCGCCTCCAAAGTGGCCTTATCCGCCTGAAATAGTTTGGCGGAAAAATCCGAGATGGGTATCGTTATCGAGTCGGGCCTAAATCCCCCCTCCTAGGGACTAGCAATCCGTTGCAAGTGCTGTATTTGCAGGTACTTACGACGATTCCACGCCCTCGCGCGCGCGCACGCGAAGTCTATAAGGGCTTCGGAATCTGTTGGGGCGGACACTCTCCGGCATGAGTGTCGAGGTGACAGCTCGACAGCGGCTCTCTAACAACGCGGACGGTGGACAGCAGCGGGGGCCGAACCCGCACTAGGGATTGATTAGATCGAAGTGGGCGGTAAGGCGCAAGCCTTACATAAACACTCCTGCAAGATGCGGTGCGGACGGGTTAGCTTAAGGGCGACACTCGGGAAGCACTACTCGGGGTTTCCGCTGAGATCGGGATCGGATCGGGGGCTGATGGCCTCACCTAGGGGATGCAATAGGATGCATCGTCCATCGCGGTAGGAACGGGTAGCCTAGGTTGTCGCTGCTGGTGATTATTAGCCACGACAATCGGCCCGATAGCCTACGCTTACAGATACTACTGGCAAACGCCGATAAGGTAGACCATGAGTCCAAACGCTGTAAGTGTAAAATCAACCCGAGTATCTAATACAGATACTCTATTCACACAATGCATCGGGAGTGCCTCCCAAGTACCTTGATGCATAGAGTGTGCAAACGCAAAGGAATCGGTAAGCCTGAATTGTGACGAAACACACTAGGGCCGGACACTCTCCGGCTCTAAGTGTCGCAAGGCCGCTCCTTGCCTGAAGAGTCTCAGCATCGGTAGCTCCGATGCATCAACATCAAAGGAACCCTATGAAGCTCTCTACCCTAAAGAAGCAAGCTCAAAGCTCGACCAAGTTTCGTGGCCACAGCATGAAGTGGGATGCGCCGATTGAATTCGGAACCCGCTTTGTGCAGCTTGGACGCTGCCGTATCTGCGGTGCAGAAGTCCAGCTCAATACTCGCCCGTACCCTAATGAGATCAATATCGGCGGCAAAGCTCTCGCCACAGGATGTGCCCTATGACCTTCGCAGTAGAAGCCTCAAGCTCAATCCTCGCAAGCCTCAAGGCGAGCGGGGTCGATCCCTTCAAGTACACTAAGCGCGGCAAGCGCAAGTGTGCCTCAGGCCTCTGGTCGGCCTCAGCTAAGACCATCAAGTCCGAGGAATCGGGAGATGCCGATCTCGCCTTGGTTCTGTACTTCAAGGCGGGTGCATTCTGTCCCTTCATGAGCCAAGGTTGCTACGCTGCTTGCCTCGGTGAGCACGCAGGTCGCATGGTGATGCAAGGATGCCAACGCGCTCAGGTAAACCGTAGCCTCTACTGGCTTCTGGATCGGCAAGCCTTTATTGCCGACCTCGCCTCCGATGCTGCCAAGCGCATCGCCTCGCGTCAACGCAAGCTAGGTCGTCGCATCCGTGTGACGATCCGTCTCAATGGCACAAGCGACCTCCAAGGCCTTGCCAAGGTTCGTGCCGCGATCCGTGAAGCCTGCGCCCACATCGATGCCGACCTCGCATTCTACGAATACACCAAGAATTGGGACACCAAGGCCTTGGATCACCATGTGACTCTCTCGCGTTCTGAGATGACTACGGATTCTCAGATTGTCGAAGCGGCCTCTCGCGGTCTCAATGTGGCGGTGGTCTTCTCGACCAAGCGCAAGCAACCTCTGCCGACTACCTACCTCGGCCTTCCCGTGATCGATGGTGATATCTCGGACGACCGCACCCGCGATCCGAAGGGATGCATTGTCGGCCTCCGTGCTAAGGGTCGCATGAGCAAGGATACGACGGGCATGGTTGTCCGTCTCTGATTCTCCAACCTCCAACCAAAGGAACCAACTATGCAACGCACTATCAAAGCACCCGCTAACCTCGGCAAACTCAGCATCCAAGTTGACGATGACGGCTCTATGGTCGTCCTTAATAAGGATGGTCGTACCTACAGCGCGTCAGTCAACCTTGTCGAGCAACTCGGCTTGCTCACCGACGACCGCTTTGGCTACGAACTGCGGCTCACCATCAAACAACTTGGTTGGGTTGACGATGTCGTCGCAGCCCACAACCTCTGATCCAAAGGAACCAACCGTGAAACAAGCTACCTACAATCGTCGCCTCTCCGAATCTACCATCCTCCAACTCGAAGCGCACATCGCCTGCGAGGAATCACCTGAGATGCGTGCCTCGATGCAGCGCATCCTCGACAATCCCGTAGTCGGTGTGCTTGCGAAAGAGTGGGATGTTCGCGAGGAACTGTATCGTGTGTGTGATGGCCTAAAGTACGAGGCAAACCACAACTTTCTACACACACCTGAGACCCGCGAAGACTTCATCCGTGATCGCCGCTCCATGCTGGCTGATCTGGACTACTAAGCACGCTAGGCCGAAACATCTGGGGCGGACACTCTCCGCTCTAGTTGTCGCAGCGTAATGCGCTGCCTGACGATGGCCGTCAGTCTCAACCAACAACCAACAAGGAATCTATCATGGCTCACAACATCACTTCCTCGGACACGCTCGTTCTCGCTGGTACTCGTGCATGGCATGGCCTCGGCCAAGTCCTGCCGTCTACCTTCACACCTGATCAGGCTCTGGCCGCTGGCTACCTGAACTGGGATGTGCATCTCGTCCCGATCCAGACCATGCCCTTGGTCGGCGGTGCTCAAGATGGTGCGCGTGTTACCCTGCCCGATCACCGTGCAGTTGTCCGCTCGGACAATGGTGCAGTCCTCGGTGTGGTCGGTGACCGCTACACCCCTGTGCAGAACCGCGAAGTGTTCGAGATGATCCGTGACGGTGTCGCTGCCGTCACCGATGCACCTGTACGCATCGAGTCGTGCGGCTCGTTCAAGGGCGGTGCTATCTCGTTCGTGTGTGCTCACACCCATGTGTTCGACGCTGGCAACGGTGATATCGTCCGCACCTACGCCATGTTCGGCAACTCACACGATGGTAGCGCAGCGTTTAGCTGCCTCAACACATCGGTGCGTGTGGTGTGCAACAACACCTACAACATGGCCCTGCGTGAGGCTGGCAACAACGCCCACAAGGTGCGCCACACCCGCTCGGTACACCTCAAGATCGAGCGCATCGCTCGCGAGCTTGTGCTCGGTGTTGAGACCGCCCGTGCCTTCGAGGCTCAGGTTGTCCAGCTCAACCGTACCAAGCCTAAGACCTCCGATGTGCAGGAGATCTACGAGCGTGCGTACATCGCAGCGGTCGGCAAGCCTGACGACGAGCGTGCCAAGCGCAAGGCTCAGGCTACGGTCTCCGAGTGGCAGTCCAAGCTGTACAACTCGAAGAACGCAGTCGCTGATGGTTCCCTCTGGGGCATCTTCAACTCGATCACCGAGTGGACTGATCACGAACGCACCGTCCGCAACGACAACAGCGAACGCCGGATGCACGCCAACATCTACGGTGACGCTGCTGAATTCAAGGCCAAGGTTATGTCCGCTCTGGTAGCGGTGTGACCTAGGCCGAAACAACTAGGGCGGACACTCTCCGCTCTAGATGTAGTGGTGTGACGCACCACCTGACGAGGCCGTCAGTATCAACATCAACAACAACGAAAGGAACTATCATGAAGAGCAAGAACACTAAGACGACCAGCCAACCTTGGATGTCGTACCCCAAGCCAGTCGATACTCGCGGCGGGTACAAGGTGGACTGGAACTACTACACCGACGAGGCAACCGCCCTTGAGTGTGCCAAGGCGGCAAGCAACAACCGTGACATCATGATGCAGCGCGGCTACGACTTCGGCTACTGCTGGCCCAGCACGGTCAAGCTAGTGGATGTTGCGCCGGAAGGTCGCACAGAACTTGTCGGCCTCTGGGAAGTCTGCCTACCCTGATCACCCAACAACCTACCCAACAACGAAAGGAACTATCATGAGATTCAACGCACTAACCATCCTCATCGCTATCAATGGCGGCTCGCTGCGCCCATCCTCGGTCAAGGAACTTGTCAAGTGTACGCAGCGTATGGTGGACAACATCAACGACTACACCCTTGAACACCTGAAGGGGGCCATGCCAAGCGCAACCGTGACCTTGGTCAGCACGGAGCGTGTATTGAAAACCTACAAGTGTGAATCCTGCTACGCCGAGGGCGAGGTCACCACTCACGCCGAGCTGGCTGACCAACCCGAGACCGTGCGTGCTGCCGTCAACTTCCTGCTGGTGCATGACGGCGGGTTGTACTGCCCTGAGTGCTGCATCCCATCCGCCAACCAGATGGAGGTGCTGCCGTGATCGCTCAGACCGCACTCGTGCTGGCTGTCGTCGCTGCCCCTATGGTTACCAAAGCCAACACCGAACGAGACTTCTTCGATGCCATCCGCCGTGTCGAGACGGGCGGTATGCCCGACAACGGACGCTACGCAGTAGGGGACAACGGCAAATCTATTGGCCCCTACCAAATCCAGCGTGCGTACTGGCAGGATGCACGCATGAAGGATGGCAGGTACGGTGACTGCCTCGCTGACCATGTGTACAGCGAGCGTACCATGCGTGCCTACTTCCAACGCTACGCACCCAAGGCTCTGGCTGCGGGTGACTGGGAGACGCTGGCTCGCATCCACAATGGAGGGCCGAAGGGTTACACCAAGAAAGCAACCGAAGCCTACTGGCTCAAGGTCAAGAAGGAGATGAGCAAGTGAACGCTGACTTCCAAACCTACGCACGCCAGCTATCGGGCCAGACAATCGACGAGCGCATCGTCGAGCTGACCCAAGCTATCGAGCGCAACGCTGCCAAGGCTGAGACTTACTCTGCTCAGATCGCCCTGCTCCGGCAGGAACTGGCACGGCGGGTCATCGCCTACAAGAATGTGGAGGTGCGCTTGCACCACAGTCTAGGCCGACACACCGATCCCAAATCCTAGGAGCACACCATGAACCTATACATTCACATCCCCAAGATGTGTGAGTACTACGAGATCAACTCACCCTCGACTGGTCGTCAGATCCAGCAGCTCTGGCACTCCATGTGGCTGCTTGAGCTGATCGAAATCGGGTGGGGTAACACGCCGGACGATGGACTAACCGCCGACCCCGCGCTACCCTACCTATACAGCACCGCAGCTTTCCGCTCGCGGTTCAAGGAACTTATCAACAACCTCGATATGCTCACCGAGCAAACGATCCACGGAGAACCACAATGAAAGAACGCCTCTTCAACTTCCTGTGCTGGCTGACTCTCTTCTGCTGCATGGGTATCGTCAGCACCATCCTTATCAGCGAACTCATCCGCCGATTCTACTGGGACGCACAATGAACTACGATGACATCATGCGCCCGTCTGCTGCGGGTGAGCTGCTCCTCCAGATCGGGGCAGTCATGACGGTGCTGAGTCTACTCTGCATTGTCTTCGGTGACTGGAGCGCAGGGCGCAGCAAGGATAAGAAGTGAACCTCCAAGAGCTGTGCTCGTACACCGAGCGCACAGTCTGGGCAGGTAAGAAGGACGAGCTGGGCCTTGTCGCCAACGCTCGCACCGTTGTAGGAATTGTCGGCCCCAACACCAGCGTCAAGGCTCTCGGCTCCAAGCACATCGAGTGTGTGCGGCAGGAGCTGAAGCGTCAGGGTCTGAGCGGGGCCACAATCAACCGCAAGCTAGCTGCCCTCGGTAAGATGGCAGCGGTAGGCTACGAGCTGGGCGAGGTAGCAGCACCGCTCCGCATCCGTAAGGAGCGGGAGGGTGAGCCTCGCTCCCGTATCCTGACGCAGGAAGAGCAGGCTCTCCTGTTCTCGTACCTGCCTCCCGACTACCGCAACTTCTGTACATTCCTCGTGAACACAGGACTGCGGGTCGGTGAAGCACTCCGCCTTGGTGCAGATGACATTCAAGGTGACACCATCCGAGTGGCTAACACGAAGGGCGGCAAGCCACGCACCGTACCGATCAACGCCGAGGCACGCATGGCTATGAGCCAAGGGCGCAGCGGCACGATCAAGCAAGCCACTCTGAACTACCACTTCAATCGGGCCAAGGCTTTGTCGGGCCTGACTGATAAGGATCTGGTAGTCCACTCACTCCGGCACACCTTTGCCTCACGCCTAGTCAAGGCTGGGGTCAACCTTGCCGTAGTCCAGAAGCTGCTCGGCCACAGTTCAATTGTGGTAACGATGCGCTACTCTCACCTAGACATGGTAGACCTACAGTCTGCCGTAGCTAGGATCTGAACATCATCGTTGCGAGCGATGGTTCCTTTGTTGTTGGGCTGGGGGGTAGGTTGAGAGCCTATCTCCCAGTTTACGGAGCGGTCAGTCAACGGTAGGCCGGAGGGCTTTAGCGACTCCAAATGTGGGTTCGACTCCCACCCGCTTCACCACCCAACATACCCACATACCCAACATGAAGTACATCACAACGCACAGCGGTCGTCAGCTAGATCCCCTCGCACCTCGCATCGAGGACATCCACATCGGGGACATCGCTTACTCTCTAGCGCACCTGTGCCGCTTCGCCGGACACACGCACCAGTTCTACTCAGTAGCGGAACACTCGGTGCGTGTCTCGTTCTTGGTCGATGATCGTGCTGGGTTGCACGCCCTGCTGCATGATGCGACCGAGGCGTACCTCGTCGATGTACCTACCCCGCTCAAGGCTCTGCTCCCCCAGTACCGTGAGATCGAGAAGCGATTGAACGCTACGATCTGCGCTGCTTTTGATATCGAGCCGGACACCTACAAGGAGGAGGTCAAGAAGGCAGACCTAGAGATGTGCGCTGCTGAGGTCAGAGACCTCATGCCCATCGGTGACTACGGTCTGATCGGTGTGCGCCCTGACCCCACCTTCATCGTACCTTGGACTGTCGCCAACGCTCGTGAGTTATTCCTCACGCGCTTCAACCAGCTACGGAGGGACGAGTGACCGACAAGAAATCTACACGAGCACGGGAGAAACGAATGCGTTCTCTCGGCCTCTCTCGCTATCGCTCTCGCCAAGCTGTGGCCTACGGGCAGCAGAAGGCTGAGATGATTGCGCCTGTAGCACCGACCCACTTCAGCCCCGAGCGTTGCCTCATGACCGAGGCAGCACGCCGGATGACTGGACGCATCGAGTCCATGCTAGAGAAGTACAAGTCTGGTGTGGCTGGACAGTACGCTGCATCAGTTCCCCTGCTGGCAGCGATCCCCGCTGATGTGGCATCCATCATCGCAGCTCGCGTGATCATGGACTGCCTAGCCAAGGGTATGTACTACCAGCCCATCGCCCATGCAGTCGGGGCACACCTCCGTGAGGAGGCTATGCTCCGCGCCATCAAGGCGAAGGACAAGACCGAGTTCCTCAACCACCAGCGTAAGCACAAGCGCACCAAGACCAAGGCACGCAACCGTGCCCAGTCCAACAAAAGCCTCAAGTGGTTGGTCACATCCCTCAGCCTAGCTGACTGGTCACACCGCGATCAGATGCGGGTGGGTGCGTTCATGCTGGAGATCATGGTCGAGACCTCCGGCCTGCTGTACTTCAAGAATGTAGCCAACCCGACAACTCCGGGAAAGCGTAGCACCATGAAACTGGTGATGCCTACGCCCGAGACCGTCGAGTGGCTGAAGAAAGCACACGAACTGCTGGCCGCAGCTAAACCCTTCTGGCTACCGCTCAACGCTCCGCCCAAAGCATGGCGTACTGTCGATGATGGGGGCTACTGGACAGAGGAGCTGCCCAAGCTCAAGCTGATCAAAGGTGTGGACGAGGATGTCCTTGCAACCAACAGCAAGGATAACTGTCCAGCCGTATACCAAGCGGTCAACCACATCCAGAACACACCGTTCCTGATCAACCGCACCGTCTACGATGTGGCCCGTGAGCTGTGGGAGCGGGACATGGATGTGCCCTGCCTGCCCAAGCGTACCGACGAGGTTCCTCCTACCCGTCCAGAATGCGATAAGGACAGCGAGGAGCACCGCCAATGGAAGAAGATGGCTGCTCGTGCCCACACCCGTAACCGTGAGCACCAAGCCCTTCGTATTGGGACTAGCCGCACCCTGATGGTAGCCAAGGAGATGGGTGCTGAACCGTTCTGGTTCCCCTATCAGCTTGACTTCCGAGGTCGGGTGTACGCTGTGCCCTCCTTCCTCAATCCGCAGGGCGATGACTTAGCTCGCGGCCTGTTGATGTTCCGTGACGGTGTCAAGCTGGACAGTCGGGGTAAGCAATGGCTTTACCGCCACACCGCCAACACCTTTGGCATGGACAAGGGCACATGGGATGAACGGGAAGCATGGACACGAGACAACCTAGCTCGCATCCAAGCTACTGGCCGTGATCCCCTCTCTGACCTGTGGTGGGCTGAGGCCGACAAGCCTTGGCAGTTCCTCGCAGCGTGCATTGAGGTAGCAAATGTTGAGGGTGAAAAATTTTTGAGCCATTTGCCGATCCAACTTGACGGATCTAACAATGGCCTACAGTTGTTCTCTCTCATGCTGCGCGACCAGTACGGTGCGGATGCAACCAACTGTGCACCCTCGCCTGCACCGCAGGATATCTACCAGCGTGTGGCTGACCTGACGCTAAAGAAGCTACAGGATAGCTACGAGCACCCGATGTCCAAGGCGTGGCTGGAGTTCTGGCATCACCGCCTACCTCGTGGTCTGGTTAAACGCTCGGTCATGGTGCTGCCCTACGGAGCCAGCATCTACACCAGCCAGAAGTATGTAAGCGACTACTACGCAGACCATTGCTACGCCAACCGCCTAGCCCCCATCGCTGAGGACAGCTACCGCTACCTGATCTACCTCAACCGTATGGTCTGGGCCAGCATCAATGAGATCGTGACTGGGGCACGAGCTGCCATGTCATGGCTGCACGAGGTAGCTAACCTACACACCGACGAAGGCAAGGCCATCGAGTGGACTACACCCGTTGGCTTCTTCGTCCGGCACAAGTACAACAGCACACGAGGTGCGTATGTCCGCACCAATCTTGGCGACCGCTATGTGGTCTTCAAGATGCGCGAGGAGGACAAGACCCTGAGCCGCACCAAGCAGCGGTCAGCCCTGTCCCCCAACTTCATCCACTCGTTAGACGCGACCGTCTTAGTCAAGGCTGTCAATCGTCTAGCCGAGCGGGGCGTATACCAGATTACCTGCGTGCATGACTCCTTCGGAGTACCTGCATCGCAAGTGGATCTGTTGTCGCAAGCTCTCAAGGATGCAGCACTTGAGACATTCTCTGGGAATCTTCTTGAAGAGTTTGCCGAGAACACTAAGCTGCGCCTCAACAACTCCGAGGCTGTTCCAGCTCCTCCCGAGATGGGCAGCTTCGACATCACAACTCTAAACCAAAGCCAATACTTCTTCTCATGAACAACAACAAGATCATCACCTCGCCAGTTGCAACTACCCTGTGGCCGAAGCTCAACGAGCCGAACACAAAGTTCAACGAGGCTGGTGATTACGAAGCAACCATCGTCCTTAACCCGAACGATACCGAGCACAACAACTTCATCCAGATGCTGGAGGAGATGTATGTGCAGGCTATCAAGGCGATGATGACTGAACACAAGAAGCCCAAGATCAAGCAGGCCGACTCGCCTGTGCGTCCGCTGACCGACAAGGAAGGCAACGAGACTGGGCTGTACAAGGTTAAGTTTAAGCTGGGTGCGAGCGGCGAGACTAAGGATGGCCGCAAGTACGAGCGCAAGCCTGCCCTCTTTGGCTCTGATGGTAAGCCCTTCACGGGCATCATTGGCCACAACTCTCAGATCAAGGTGGCGTTCAAAGCTAACGCTTACTTCGTCGCCTCGGTCGGTGCTGGCCTGAGCCTGCGCCTCGAAGCTGTGCAAGTTATTCAGGCCAACAGCGGCAACATGGGCTTCAATGACTATGGCTTCTCGGCTACCCAAGCCGAAGCATCTGAGGTAGAGAAGGGCGATGTACCCATGAGCAGCGAGGACTTCTGATGGCACAGCGAGTACGCCACCTCTGCTTCTGGA